TACACTGGATTTAAACCAGCTTTTATAATATTTAAATCAACTACTGTTTCAAATTCACATTGGTATATGTGGGACAATAAAAGAGATCTTGATAATCCTAGGAATAAAAGACTTTATCCAAATTTAGATAATTCAGAAGGTGATGGTTCAGATAACAATTTAGACTTTCTTTCAAATGGATTTAAAATGAGATCAAATAATGGTGATAGTAATCAAAGTGGACAGGGATATTTTTATATGGCATTTGCAGCAGAGCCTCTTGTAGCTAACGTAGGAGCAGGTATACCAGCAACGGCAGAATAATTATGAGTAGTATATTAAAAGTAGATACGATACAGGATCAAGACGGTAATCTGATCATCAGTAAAGATTCTGGTGGTGCGGGTTTCCAGGGCAAGTATTATTCTTCTACTGCTCCACTTGTATACGAGGTTAAGGTCGCAGCAAAGACAGCCGACTCACCATACTTTGGTGTTGGTAGTTCTCTTGGATATTATATCAATGGTATACAGACACCTATAATAGAATTAAAAGGACAGGATACTTCTAAACCATATTACTATAGATTTGATCAGAGTGATTCATCAAACAGTGGTCACCCATTAAGATTTTATGTTGATGCTGCAAAAACAACAGAGTATACAACCGGAGTAACCAACACAGGTAATTCACCTGCACCAGGAAACTCGGGAGCATACACACAGATAGCTGTCGATAAAACAACACCAAATGTTCTATTCTATCAATGTACTAACCACGGTAACATGGGTAACTATGTATTACATAATTCAACACATCTAAACACAGGTGTCTTTTTAAAGATGCCCGCAGCAGATGGTACAAATGGACAGGCTCTAACTACCAATGGTTCGGGTGTTTTAAGTTTTGCTGATGGTGTTACTTTTCCAACTATCTCATCTATCAGTCCTACTGTTCTTGATAACAATGCTGGTAATATAGTTATCACTGGTACAAATTTTAAAGACAGTTCGACACCACCTTTTGTTGATGCGATCAATGCATCCACTGGTGCTATTGTCACTGCAAACTCTGTAACATTTACAAGTGCAACTTCTGTAACCGCAAACTTTACATTACCGGTTGACGGCACATATTTTCTAAGACTAGAGAATAATGATGGTATCGCATGTAGATCAGGAACAGCTTTATTAACCGTATCTGATGCACCTGCATGGACGACTGCTGCAGGAAGTTTGGGAACAGTTGCAAATGGCGGAACTATCAACTTTACAGTAGCAGCAACAAATGCTACAAGTTTTGCTGTACAGTCTGGAGCACTTCCAGGTGGTGCAAGTTTAAATACAAGTACAGGTGCAATCACTGGTACTGAATCAGGGTCAACGCAAACAACTACGTTTACGTTTACCATACGGGCAACGGATGCAGAGGGTCAGACAGCAGACCGTCAGTTTACAATTACAGTATCTCACGGTGCAACAGGTGGAGGACAATTTAACTAATGGCTCAATTTACAAGAACAGCAAATTTTGGTAGCTCAAATGATAGCAGTTGTGTTTTATCTTTTTGGATTAAAAAAACTAAAAATGAAACTGTACAAGGTTTATTTTTAGGTTGGAATGGTTCTACTAATTACGCAACTTGTTATGTAAATAATGATGATACTATTTACTACAAAGAAAAACAAGGTGGCACTCAATACGAAACAAGAATTACATCTGGTGCTAGAAAATTTAGAGATATTAATGCTTGGTATCATTTTGTTTTTCAATGGGATTATGCACAGGCAACTGCAAGTAATAGAATTAAAGTTTGGATTAATGGAGAATTACAGACTTGGGAGAATACTGGAAATCTACCACCACAAAATAATTCATTAAGATTAAAAATTTCTGATTTTAGAATTGGAACTTATACTGCTGATGGTAGTACCTATTATGATTGGCAAGGATTAATGTCTCATGTTCACTTTATAGATGATGCAACTTACAACACTTATCAAGCATCAACTTTTGGAGAAACAGATAGCACAACTGGAGAATGGAAAATAAATGTTTCTCCAACAATTTCTGATTATGGTCCACAAGGTTTTTTTATTTTAAAAAATGATAATTTAGGAACTGACAGAAGTGGCAAAGGAAATAATTTAACTGCAAATGGTACAATTACAAAAACAGAAGATTGTCCAAGTAATGTTTTTTGTACTCTTAATAGTTTAGTTAATGGAGATGGTTCTTATTCTTTAACAAATGGAAATAATAAATTTACTGGAACAGGTCCTAATGACCATACTTTTGGAACTCTAGGTGCAATCGGTGGTAAATTTTATTATGAAACTAAATGGGTTACTAATCCAGATAAGTGTTTTTCAGGTTTTACACCTGCTCAATTAGCAAGTAATTTAGGTCCAACTGAAGTTCCTGTATCTAAAATGTCAGGATTGTATAGAGATGATTATTTTATTAATGTAGGTGATGTAAATGAGGGTGCTTATACAAATGTTTCGGCAGGAGATATTTTTGGATTTGCTATAGACTTATCTTCATCTAGTGGTTCAAGAACTTTAAAAACTTATAAAAATGGTTCTTTAATAAATACAATGACTTTATCAACTTCTTATGAAAACGATATTTGGTTGCCTGTTGTTGGAGATACTTCTTCAACAGATGGTGTAATAGAATGTAACTTTGGTAATGGCTACTTCGGAACAACAGCAGTATCTAGTGCAGGAACTAATGCTAGTAATAATGGAATTTTTGAGTATGATGTCCCAGCCGGCTATACCGCGTTATCAACAAAAGGATTAAATTTATAATGGCATACACAACAATTAATAAATCTACAGATCATTTTAATACTAAACTTTATACTGGTGATGGTAACAATTCAAAAGCAATTACTGGAGTTGGATTTCAACCTGATTGGATTTGGATAAAAAAAAGAAGTGGTGCGGCTAGTCACGTGATCTCAGATTCTGTTAGAGGAGTAACTAAAACAATTTATACAGAATCTACAAGTGCAGAATTAACAAGTGACCAATATGGTTGGGTAAGTGCATTTGGCACAGATGGTTTCACAACTTCTAATACTAATGTTGGTGCTATAAATGAAAATGGTGGCACTTATGTATCATGGAACTGGAAAGGTGGTGGAAGTGGCTCTACAAATAATGATGGTGCTGTTACATCTACAGTTTCAGCTAATACGACCTCTGGTTTTTCTATTGTGTCTTATACAGGTACAGGTTCAACAACTACTGTAGGTCATGGGTTAGGTGCAAAACCTTCAGTAGTTATTTATAAACAAAGAAACACTACAAATGCTTGGAGAATGATGACTGATGTTAGTGGAACTTTAAAAAGATTATATTTAAATGCAACAGATGCTGAAGCATCAATTATTGATAGTTCTACAGCACCAACAAGTACAGTTTTAAATATTGGTACAGGAAGTGAAGTGAATACTTCTAGTGGAACTTACATAGCTTACTGCTTCGCAGAGAAAACTGGTTACAGCAAGTTTGGAACTTATGCTGGAAATAATAATACAGATGGCACATTTGTTTATACTGGTTTTAAACCAGCTTGGATTTTAGCAAAAGCCGCTTCTGGTAGTCAAACTCCTCAGAATCAATCATGGCCTTTGTGGGATAATAAAAGAAGTTCTACTGGTGGTTTTAATGAGAACAGTTATAAATTATATCCTAACGCAACTGATGCTGAGGCTACATCAGGAATTGCACAAGTAGATATTTTATCTAATGGATTTAAATTTAGAAACAGCACACATCAATCTAATTCGACTAATACTTATTTTTACATGGCATTTGCAGAAGCACCATTAGTAGGTTCAAATAATATTCCAGCAACCGCGAGGTAACCTCGCATGTATTTTGGTGCTACCCCCTTTTCGGCAGCAGCCTTCTCTGATGTAGGCTTTAATCCTAATGCATTCGTAGGTCTTCAAGGTGTGCAACTAAATGTTGGCATCGGTAACTCAACTATAATTGGTAAAGCAGATGTATCTGTAACTGGTAAACGAGTAAACATCGGAACCAGTGATGTAACCATTATAGCAAAAGCCAAAGAGGTATTGACAGGTAATGGATTAGAATTAGCAATAACAGCTCCTGCAGCATCGATACCAGCCTCTCCGCCTATCTTTGGTAATGGTTTCGAGATAGACACGGGAACCGTTATTACCAAAGGTAAATCTAAACCACCTATCACAGGTCAGGGAATAGATCTTGCAACAGGTAATGTAACAATAATAGGTAAATGTAATCTAACTGTTACAGGCAATGGTTTTGAGATAGCTCTTGGTAATGCGACCGCAAAAGCAAATGCGACAGCAATAGTATCAGGAAAAAGATTTAATGTATCAACAGGAGATGTTACAGTAATTGCTAAGGCCAAAGCGTTGCCAACTGGTGAAGGATTTGAGATAGGCACATCTGATATAACTATCAGACAATGGGAGCAGGTCCCAACTAACGCAACACAGGTTTGGCAGGAGATATAATATGTTTTTTGGAGCAACACCTTTCGCATCAACAACCTTTGCTGGAGTAGGTATTCAGAACGTAACTGTTCTGGTAAATGGTAAAAGAGTAAATATAACAATAGGAAACGCTAATGCTAGCACGGGAGAAGACGTAACAGGCAACAGATTTAACCTTGCATTAGGTAGTGTTTCTGTGGTATCTTGGAACCCAATAGATCCAAACGCAGGGCAAACGTGGGTAGAGATAGATCCACTAAACCCATAGGAGAATTATGGCATCAACATTTTCGAGTAATTTAAAACTAGAATTAATAACAACAGGTGAAAAGTCAGGTACATGGGGTACTATAACTAACACCAATCTACAACAATTAGAGCAGGCATCGTCTGGATATATATCTATAGATGTGGCAGCATCTGATCAAACATTAGCAATCTCTAATGGAGCTGTATCAAATGGTAAAAATCTTTATCTAAAACTTACAGGGACACTTGCTGCAAACAGAACTGTGACAGTTCCTGATTCAGTAGAGAGAGTGTATATTGTTGAAGATGCAACAAATAGATCTTCAAACAGATTTACATTAACAGTCAAAACAGCCTCTGGCACAGGATTAAGTTTACCTGTAGCATCAACCTCTTTAATTTATGCAGACGGTACAAATATAAATCTAGGTCTTCGTAGAAAAGGTTACATAACCACAACAGGAACATATACAGCTGTTGCTGACGATCAGGTATTGGTCGATACTAGTGGTTCGACAGTAACTGTAAATCTACCGGCCTCACCTTCTGTTGGAGATGAAGTACATTTTATAGATAGTAAAAATTTCTTTGCATCAAACAATCTAACTGTCGGCAGAAACGGTTCTAATATTTTGGGTGCAGCCTCTAATCTAACAGTCAATACAAACGGTTCAGCGTTTACTTTGGTGTTTGTTAATGCGACACGAGGCTGGGCTTACAAAACTAAAATATAGGAGCTACTGATGGCTCTAGTAGAGTTTAAATTTAAACCCGGTATCGATAAACAACAGACAGAAGCTGGTGCAGAAAATCGTTGGGTCGATTCAGATAACGTAAGATTCAGATATGGTCTGCCAGAAAAAGTTGGTGGATGGGCATCACTGGTCACAGATACAATAGTCGGTGTTGCCAGGAAACAGCACGCATTCGTAGATAACGATGGTAACCGGTACGTGGCCCTTGGAACAGATAAATTTTTACTTATATACTTTGAAGGTCAATTGTATGACGTCACACCTCTTAAGGCAACTCTAACCTCTGCAACCATAGCAACGACAAACGGATCACCAACATGTACAATTACAAAAACAGCACACGGTGTGGCTGTCGGAGATATAGTACAGTTGGATTCTGTAACATTACCTGGTGGTACAGGTTTTACAAATGCTGATTTTGAGGATAAAAACTTTCAGGTTATATCTGTGCCAACAACAGGGACATTTACAATCAATCAAGCTAGTAATGCAAGTGGTACCGTATCAACAGGTGGTAGTCTAAGTATAAAACCATATGAACCAGTAGGACCAAGAGAACAGACTTATGGTTATGGTTGGGGTATGGACCCATACGGTAATGGTAACTGGGGTGAGGCAGCAGCTGCATCTGATGTTACACTAGAACCTGGACTATGGTCACTAAGTAATTTTGGTGAGGTATTGGTTGCAACAATATTAAACGGTAAAACATTTACATGGAACTCTGGTATATCACAGAGATTAACAACACGTGCATCAACAACAACATCTAACTTTGAAACAGGTAGCAATCCAACAAAGACAAGAGTCAGTCTTATATCACCAACAACAAGACACTTGATTCATCTCGGTACAGAGACAATCATAGGCACACCTGATTCGCAAGACGATATGTTTATAAGATTTTCGGATCAAGAAGATATAAATACTTATATACCAACTGCAACAAACACTGCAGGAACACAGAGATTACAAGATGGCACAAAGATTATCGGAGCTATAAAAGCAAAAGAAGTTATCCTGATATGGACAGACAATGCATTGTATACGATGAAATTTATAGGATCACCTTTTACGTTTGCTGTGGAACAGGTGGGTACAAACTGTGGATTGATAGGACAGAATGCAGTTATAGAGATAGATGGAGCTGCTTTCTGGTTGAGTCCTAAAGGTTTCTTTCTTTATGATGGTACGGTAAAATCAATACCTTGTACCGTTGAGGATTTTGTGTTTGATAATTTTGATACAACAAAAGGTCAACAAGTATCTGCAGGATTAAATAATCTTTTTACAGAGATAACATGGTACTATCCAAGTTCTAGTTCAGACTACAATGATAAATATGTTGTATTTAATTTTGGTGAATCACCAGGTGTACCTGGTGGTGTCTGGTATACAGGAACAGAGGCCAGAACATCATGGATGGATGCAACAACATATCCAAATCCATATGCAACAAAATACGATGCTACTGCAAATGGTACGTTTCCTGTTATTATTGGACAATCGGGTCTGGGTCAGACAACCTATTTTGAACATGAGGTCGGCACAGATCAAGTAAATCCAAATGGTACGACAACAACAGTTACATCATCAATCGAATCTTATGATATAGATCTACAATCGAGACAGAAAGATGCTCAGGGTAAATCTACAGGTCCTAAAGTTGCAGGTGAGATATTTCTTGCGGTCAGAAGATTTGTACCAGATTTTAAAACATTACAAGGTAATTCTAAAATAAGTCTTGATGTCAAGAGATATCCTCAACAGACATCTACGGTATCAACACATAGTCCTTTTACCGTAAACTCAAGCACAACAAAAAAAGATACAAGGGCCAGAGGTAGATTCGTGAGTCTAAAAATAGAGAATGTTAACTCTAGTGAGTCATGGAGATTTGGCACATTCAGATTAGATATACAACCGGACGGTAGAAGATAATGGCAAAGATAACTGTAAGAATACCAGAACCAAAAGAACAATATGATTTTTCAAATCAAAAACAAATAAATAGAGCGTTGACACTTATGAAAGAACAATTAAACTCGACGTTTCTAGATGAACTAAAACAGGAGCAAGAGAGAATCTCTTGGTTTGTAGGTGGCTAATATATATACAAATGCAAAGGTAGATCTAACTACCAATGGTGAAACAGTGGTCTATACAGGACCAGCGGCGACCACTAGTATAATAAAATCTATATTAGTTTCTGACGATTCTGGTAATGCGGATGCCATAACACTAACGTTAACAGCAGGAGCATCGGTGTTTAATCTCTTTAAAACAAAGGCTATTTCTGCTAATCAAACGGTTGAGTTATTATCACAACCCCTTATAATGCAAGAGGCTGAGATATTAAAAGCAACAGCGGCCACAGGAAACAGATTACATATCGTTCTTTCTGTGCTACAAATAAATAGGAATTAATATGTCTTTTATAGAAGAAGGAACGGTCGAATACGTAGAAGTTGACGGTAAAAAAGTACCTGTCGTCAAGTGTGAGGCCGAGATAGTATTGAGAAACAAAAAAACAAATTATGAGTATGGCTCTGATAAAGAGGCAGAGGACGATATAGCAAATCCAGAAACAGATACTGTACAAGAGGATGTAACAAGATCGGTAAAAATCAAAGTAGCAAAGATACCGGCTCTCGGTGCATCATCTGATAAGGACGAAGATTAATGGCAATCACAAACGCACAACAATTCAAACAACTTGTAAATCCACCAATGGATAATAAGAGACCAGGTTATCGTGGTGAGGCTGCAGCTGCTTCTGATGCAGCGGCAGGAAGAAGTGCAGGTAGAGATACGAGTTCTGCTGGAACAGGTAATGTTGGTGGTGATTTTGACAGAGATTCTTTTCGAGATGCCACTAGACGTGGAGAGTTAAAAGCTGAAGTTGAAAGACAACAAAAAGAAAAATTAGAAGAAAAATTAGAAAGGTTTAGACAGCTAAATAGTAGATCTAGAAAATTTCAAAACTTTGCATCAAAGTTTTCACCAATTGCTATGTTTGCATCAAAGTTTGGTCCATTAAACACTAGAGATTTTTTTACTGATAAGGTTTTAGGTTCTAAAAATTTTGCAAATATGACTAAAGAACAATTTGCTAATTTAACTGAAGAAGATAAAGAAAAAGCTTTTGATGATTACATGTCAGGTAGAATGTCTGGTGCAACAGATGCTTATGGTAATCGTATTAACACAGGTAATGATGGTGGACAACAGGTTCTACCTATCATACCACAAACAATATCAGACATGACATCAGATGCATCAGATGCCGACACAGAAAAAGAAGACATGAGCAAGATGTTTAGATTGATGGCCGATGGTGGTATGACAGAGGATGCTCCTGTAGGTGGGATCATGGATATCGAATCAGGTAGACAGATGTATTTCTTAGGTAAATTAGTTAAGAAAGCAACAAGAGCTGTTAAGAAAATTGTTAAATCACCAATAGGTAAAGCTGCGTTAATAGGAGGTCTTGGTTATTTAGGAGCAACCAAAACAGCTTTTGGACAAGGTCTTTTAGCTGATTTTGGAAAATTAAGTAAATTAAAACAAGCTGGAATAATAGGTGGTGGTCTTTTAACAGCAGCGCCCTTCTTTATGAAACAAGAAGAGGACGATGAAGAAGATGATTACAGAGGAGAGGGTCTGGACATAGCTAATATTAGAGCCAATCCCTATGCTTTCACACCTAGAAGATTTGCTGCTGAGGGTGGTTCTATGAAAGAACCGGTAGCCAAAAAAACCATGCCATTGATAGACATGGATGGTAAGGAAAAAGATTACAGAGAGACAGGTGGTTTTGTGGACATGGGCAGAATGGAAAGAGCTGACGATGTGCCTGCTAGACTATCTAAAAATGAGTTTGTATTTACTGCTGACGCTGTCAGAAATGCTGGTGATGGCAGTGTAGACAAAGGAGCAGAAGTTATGTATAACATGATGAAAAACCTCGAATCCGGAGGTGACGTATCTGAGGAATCGCAAGGATTAGATGGCGCTAGAGAAATGTTTCAAACATCAAAAAGACTAGAGGAAGTATTATAATGGCAACACAAACCACAAGAAATCTACCAGCACAGTTTGTCGAGGATCTAGGTAAAGATCTTGCGGAACAGGTAGTAGCCCAATCGGGTGTACCCGTAGTAACAACAGGTTTAGCCGGACTTGGGTCCATGGCCCAACCAACACAACAATCGTTTGAATCAGCAGATCAATTCAAAGCAAGACAGGGTTTATTTGATGCTCAGAGAAGAGCAGCATTAGGTTTTGAACAGAGACAACAGGCATTATCAGGACTTGCACCACAGATAGCAGGTTTATCTGGAAGAGAAGTAGAAGCCAGAACAAGAGCACAACAAGGTCTTGGATCATTCGAACCATTTGTACAGGCGGCACAGGCATCGACTGGACCACAGGCTTTCGAACAATTTATGTCACCATATCAACAACAGGTGATCGATACATCACTTGCAGAGTTTGATAGACAGGCGGCACAGAGAAGACAGACTATAAGAGA